CGCACGTGTATTATCATAAACTCACCCTTTAAAAAATGTGTTACTCAAGGGGTTTTCTGACTTGACATTAGTACTTCAATTTAGTACAACACTTTCTTGCAAGATTCAGACACAGACAGTACTAAGGATTTAATCAAGAAGGAGTTAATCTCTGACATTGATTTAAAGGTGCGTGAATTCGCTAAGAGTTCTGAGCTTGATGGAGTTAAATCTTTAGAGAAGTACAATCCTGAGAAGGCTGCTAAGATACTGTTCTTAAGTTCTAGTGGTAAGACACAGACTCAATTAGTACGTAAGTACGGATTCAAGCGGGATACTATTGTCCGTGTACTAAGTACTTACGCAGATCACTTAGGGAAGTGGAAAGACCTTGGTGGTCAGTTAGCTTCTTATTCTTACCTGAACATTAGCTCTCTAGAGGAGGATATGGTACAGGAGGTACGCTCTAGTATGGAGTCAGGTGAGCTTAAGCCTACGTTCAAGGACATCAAGGACATTAGTATAGCTAAGGCTAACTCTGCTAGGGAGGCTTTACTGGCTAGAGGTGAGGCTACAAGNATAAACAGGGAGGAAAAGGTTTACACTGACGAGGACTACAGGGAGCTTATGGAAAAGGCCAAAAGCAAGATGAAGGAAGCCCAGATAATAGATCTAGAAGATGAGCGGTAAAGGAGACAGNAACAGGGTATCTAACTGGGATGCGTTCTACAAGGGGTACAACAACATCTTTAAACCTAAGGAGCCGTTTTACAAAGATATCAAGAAGTACGAAGGTGCTTTTTGTGGGGGTAAAAACAGCAACAAAGGTGTTTTTTATGGGGGTAATTCAGATTCGATTCAGGAGGATACTTCTGAAGACGTGGGTGCGAATCCCACTTCCTCCACCATTAACAGTGCTGCATTTAATACTCCTCCGATCCGTCACGGTATACGTAAGATTATAGAGTAACTTGTAGCAATGAACATCACAAAAGGAAACAAAGTCGTACTGAAGACAACAGGAATAGGTTTTGATGGAAAGCCAGAGAAGGCTAGGGTGAACTACCCTTATCAGCCAGAGGAGATCAAAAAGATGCAAACTGAACCTATGGTAGTGGTTAGTGTATCTGAGGCCCCTGACAGCGTGTACGTAGACGTTAAAAGCTATCTAGGTAGGCCGATGATCCAAAAGCACGGTCATATGTGGTTTTTAGCGTCAGACTTAGATGTTGTATAATTAAGTTAAAATGAATTTTACGGAGCATCCTTTTTTAGAGTCCCCTACAGCTAAAGACATTGTTTGGCTGTACAACAACGATCTCTCGTTGCTTAAGGAGCTGCATACTGCCCATGAGAGTCGAATCAAAGCCTCTGAAGATGACCCCGTAAGGCATGGGTTCGACCTCCCTGGATGGGAGCGTATTGAGCAAGGACTACAGAATCACAACGAGTGTTTAGCTTTAGGTGGTAACAGATCGGGGAAGACCACTGGATTTGCAAAGATTGTTATGAAAGCTGTGACTGAAAGTAACGATGGTCACGTAGTATGCTTCTCACAGAACGAGGACACCTCCATCAAGGTGCAGCAGTCCGCTATATGGGAGATGATGCCCAAGGAGTTCAAGAAGAAGACGAAGAGCATCGAGGGGTACATCAACTACAGTATGCAGAACGGGTTCACGGCTAAGAGCTTTATTTTCCCTGATACCCGTACTAGAGTAGATTTCAAGACGTACACGCAGTACAGCAACAACCAGACGATCTTAGAGGGCTTTGAGTACGGTTTTCCTAAAGCTACAGGGCTAAACATAGGTGCGTGGTTAGATGAGTACCTCGGCGATTCTGCGCTAGTGAACACTCTTAGGTTCCGTCTAGCAACCAGAGATGCTGTTATGGGGATAGGCTTCACTCCTATTGATGGTTATACTCCGTTTATATCCGATTATCTGAAGAGTGCACAAACTCTAGAGACCAAGAAGGCTAAGTTGTTAAAGAACAGAGAAGTCCCTGTGCGTCAGTACAGCCCGTCAAGGGATGCGTCCGTGGTGTACTTGCACTCTGATGAGAACCCGTTTGGCGGGTACGAGCGTATAGCAAAAGACCTTCGTGGAAGACCAGAAGAGGAGATATTAGTTCGCGCTTACGGAGTACCCGTAAAAAGCATGACTTCTTTACTCCCGCTTTTTAACACTGAAGTTAACGTGCTAAAGGACAACGAGCCTAACAAGTACGGAATGCAGTTCCCTGACGTATCTGATAAGTCCAGGTACACAACTTACCAAGTAGTGGACCCCGCTGGGGCGAAGAACTACGTTTCTATATGGGCTGCTGTAGATGATGACGATAACGTGTACATCTGCCGTGAGTGGCCAGACTGGGATACTTATGGTGAGTGGGCGGAGTTCGGGGACCCTAAATGGAAATTTGGCCCCGCTTCAAAGAAGGTCGGATTAGGCGTAAAAGGGTACGTAGATTTATTCAAAGAAATTGAACATGATCTAGGAATCCAGGTATTTGAGCGAATTGGGGACTCTAGATTTTTTGCTAAAGAGAACGAGAACAACGAAGATTTGTTTATGGCATTCGAGGAGCAAGACATGATGTTCGTACCTTCTGATGGTCGTATGGAGGAAGTTGGGCTATCTGCATTAGATGAGTGGTTCAATTACAACCCGAATGAGCCGATAGATCAGGCTAATCGGCCCAGATGTTATATTCACGAGAGCTGTCGCAACTTAATTGACAGCCTCATTAACTACAACTCGAAGGGNAANATGGACGAACCCTTAAAGGACTTCTTTGACGTTATTCGTTATTTACGAATGGCGAACTATGGAGAAGGCCCAGTCCACGTAACAGCTCGCGATTTAGCAGTAACTCGCAGGTCTATAGGAGGATATTAAATGAAGATAAGATTAAGTGAAATAGCTCGGCAAGAGCATTATGTTTGGGATGAGTTATTGGTACTAGCGAAGGAAAAGCTGTCCAATGGTATGATGACTGGTGCAGGCAAGAACACCTGGATCTCCGATGAGGGGCAGGAAATACTAACTGAAGCTATAGAAGCTCCAGAGGCTACTGCGAAGCATATAAGTGCTAAGGTAATAAAGGTAGCACCTAACAAGAAGTACGTTTATGCGTACGTTCGTGAAAGTGGCATTAAGATCCCTGTGCTTGTTCCTAAAAAAATTTCGGAACGGTTAGTCGGGAAGTTAATTACAGTTGAAGTTATTGAAGACGTTAATGGAGTTTCTTACAGATACAGAAGAGGAACAGCTTAATCGCTTAGTTCAGGATAAGAAGTTCCTGTCCCAAGANATAGATCGCTTNTTGGGGTGGGAGCTTCTTAGGCTAATATTGCTACATAATTCAGAGAGGTTGATGCAAAATAGCGAATTCTGTGATAATATCGGAGTAAACTACTGGTACTCATACAGGGTTCTGTACAAGGTGCAAGATAAGGTTCAACAATTTTTGGAAAACTTAGAGCGGTAATGCAGAACAACGATTACTCAAAAGCAATAACGTACGTTGGCAAAAAGCCAGATATAGACGTTCTCATAAAGGCGTACCAGACGACAACCAATGAGCTGCAAGCGTACTACGACCTTTGTCGTACCTCGTACGATGACAGGCGTAACTGGTGGCCTGGTAAAAGCCGTGATCTTCGTAAGCACGGAGCAGATGCCTTCCCTTGGGAAGGAGCCTCTGATTTAGAGAGCCATGTTATTGATGAGAGAGTAACTCGCTTAGTTTCGCTGTTCATGTCAGCCCTAAACAGGGCTAATATACAGGCGTTCCCTGTAGAAGCTACAGACATCCCTAGAGCTAAGGTAGTTTCGAACTTCCTGAAGTGGATGACAACCTCTGGGTACATCCCTAGGTTCAAGCAAGAAATGGAACTAGCTGCGAACTACATGCTTGAGCGTGGCATGATGGTTACGTACTGCGGTTGGATAATGGAAGATCGCACGTTCAAGCAGAAGATAGACCTCAGAAGGATTGCTGCTGCTAGTCCTGAGCTAGCTGAAATGATAGCTAGTGGCCAGAACGACGAAATGGTAATCCAGCAGATGCAGTCCGCTGTTCAGGTATCTGAGCCTAACGCAAGGAAAGCATTAGATGAGCTGCGTGAAACAGGTGTAGCAGAAGTGCCTACTGTTCGCAGGCAGGTGAATGCTCCAGAGGTAAAGACCGTAGCCCCTGATGGGGATTTTATTTTTCCCGCTTATGTAACAGACCCACAACGAGCGCCGTACTGTTTTTGGCGCACGTACTACACTGCACAAGAGCTGCAGAATAAGGTAAGTACAGATGGTTGGGATGAAAATTTCGTGGAGCACGTGATCGAAAACTTCTCTGGTGTAAACATAAATTCCTTGGAGAGGGAGCAGGAGGGAAGGCGGAGCATCTCATCAACTGATGATGCTTATGAGGCTGAGGAACTGATTGAGATCATACATGGTTACCAGAGGTTGATAGACGAGGACGATAAGTCCGAGGGTATCTACGAGACCGTGTTTCACGAATCTTTTTCGGGAGACGCTGGCGTAGGCATACAAGCTTACGCTAAGTTCGATCTCTTAAACGGGTACGAGGACTACCCTGTAGTAGTTACTAGGTTCAGTGAGGACACAAAGCGTCTATATGATGCAATGACGGTTCCATCGCTTCTGAGAGGCATCCAGAACCAAGTTAAAGTAGAGCGTGACTCTCGGATAGACAGCAATTCGCTATCTACCCTGCCAGCCGTAACTCATCCAAAGGGAAGAAAGCCAGAAGAGATTGGTCCTGGTCGATTTATCCCAGAGGTTCGTCCTGGAGAAATTAG